CTCTTACTGGGAGGTGAATGCCTCCTCGCTTCCTTATATATAAGGAAGTTCCCACCGGCCAATCAAGCCGGAAAACACACGCTCAAGCCGGGATTCTAACGAATCCAAGGCCCGAAGTGCGACCACTGTGCAGCGATCCCGTTCCTTATCTTGTACTTCGGTTTTTGCCGAGGTGCAATTACAAGACCGGGGACTGCCTCACTATCAACAGGCCCGCGAGCATCAAGTGTATACAACATCTTGAGCAAGTAAGCCTCGTCAGAGAACCGTTTCTGAGGTGTTACCTCAGTCACAAATCGGTACCGGTAACCCTCGTACCCGTCTTTTGGACGCGCACGAGGAGGAGTGGCTTCGTCGAAATCAATGACGAGTCCACCATCGCCCACCCCATCAGGGATTGGAAATCGGAGCTGCTGAGGAATCGGTGATACGACCTGGTCATAAACTGACTGGTAAGTACCATCGAGTCCGTACGCCATCCGACTCCACCTTTTGATAGAGTTAGCGAGCCAATACCGCCGGTTGATACAATCAACCGGATCTTTGACGTAGATAGGAGTAACGTCAACCCCGCTAAAGTAGTGTTTACCACAACTTTCGCGGAAAGGGCCACTGTAGTGCGTCTTCTTCTCATTCGGGATGAACCCGATAAGTCGAACAGCCTCCAGGATATGGCCCACATACTCTGTGGGGACAATAATATCGTCCCCATAGACGAGTGGTTGACGGCCCTTCCACCCATGAGTATCGAGTACGGCCGAGCAGATAGCCCAGAAAATCAGGGTCTCTAACTCGAAGTTGTACCCATTTCCCATGGATGAGAACTTCTGGTAAACAACGCGTTCACCAGAAGGAAGAACTCCATTTGGAGAGCGGCTCTGCTCAAGAGCCTCAAACCATCTGGCAGGTAGGAGTGATCGAACGATCTCGAAAGAGACCGTATCGCTTGCCATTGACAGATCGATAGTTGCCCACCGACCTGTCACGCTCCCCTCAAAGGCCCCTTTGGCATTATGTGCCTGGGAGTCCGGCAAGAGGAGTCCTACTCTGTTAAGTCGTTTCCGTAGCATCCTCCCGATCCCAAGCTGGATGATTAAGTTCAGCTCAGGTTCGATAGCGATAACACGGTCCGTCTTAGCGTTCTTCGGAACAGTGGTTACCTTGTTCCCTAGTACGCACTCGAGGTGAGATGGGCGCCATCCAGGCACCGACATCACCATCTTTTGCGCTATGGGAAACAAGTCGTGCGTTACGTGCGGTAAACCGCTGAACTTGTAATACACGTCACGCTCGGCTCGTGAGAGCCGGGTTGTAGCGCCACGACCCCAGTAACAGTACTGGAAGACCTCAGGCCACGAGAACGGACCTAACAACCTCTCGATTTTCCTCATTGCCGCTAACAAAAGCGGATGAGCCGGAATGCCAACTGTGGCACGTCCGAGAGAGGATAGCAGGCGTCGATTCGTGTCCTTACAAAGTCTTTCAGCCTCGGAGAATTTGGCCAGGGCCACTGACTGCAAGTCGACATTCAAGTCCCAAGAGGGATACTTGGACATCATTTCTGCAGCTAGGTAATCCAGGCCAAAAGTACCTGCACTCGTATAATCCATTGGATTGACGGACGCAGATACAGTCTTCAAGAAGTCGCCAGTTTTGATAGACTCGGCGATACTTCTCGAGAACTCCGTATTGGCGAGCGAAAACATTTGCTCGGCAATACCTGGGGCTATACAAGCATCGTAACGGTACAGATCCCGATAAGGATCCGCAGCTCTTCGTTTCTTCTTCATGGGTTATAACCTCAATTGGAGAAGAGAAAGCAGAAGCTACCGACGAGGCCGCGAGGCCAACGCCGAGAGCAAGGACAAGACCCATCCCAGCCACTTGCTCCACCTTTCGATCTTCTGATCGGTGGAGTTAGGTGACATGGTCCAGGTCCTCGACGACGCTCTTCACAAGAGCATTGCCGATGAGTCCTTCCAGGATCTTCCGAAGATCCTTACGGTTCTGCAACGTGCTGTCCTGAGGCAGGATGAGTTCAACATTTGCACGCATGGTGTAGGCGACCTTCGGGACGCTCACACCGTTGATGACTTCCGTCACCAACACGGGCATATTGAGACTCAGCTGCGAACGGTAGACACGCGAGCCATTGGATCCCGCAGGATCACGAAGAGAAAGCGCAAGCGTCCAGTAACCACTGGCATGCGAAGCGCTTTTCTCATTCCACCGAGCGGTGTCACCGTCACTCTTGTTCGGACCGAACGTATGATTGACGGGAGTGGTTGCGGCATCTGGAACGGTGATCGTGGTGATATCCACGTTTATCCCCTTGTTACGTTATGCCACCTAAGTGGCGGGTTATGCAATCGTCCTTTACTTAGGATAGACTGCGGTCATTTTCGGAAGAACGAACCGAGTAACGCAATAGCGTTAGCCATTCGACTTCCTGGGCCCAGTGCACTAAGAGGATGAATCTCAGGCATCCAAGCTTGAGGAGGAGTCACATAGACTGATCGTTGCAAATTGACCAGTTTCTGCGTATTCACAGATGAGTAGTTATACCCCACCTGCTTCAAGGCGCTTGTTGAATTAATACGTGGTTTTCCCACGTAGAAGCGCCGACTACTCCTGGTGAGTCGACTCATAGATCCGCCCTTAAAGGCCCAACCTGTTCCAATATCCATACTGGAGAGGTAAGTACCAAGCGGGACGAACCAATCGGCAACAAAGCTAAACGGAACCAGTTCCCACGCTACTTCTAAGGGGTTCGTGAGGCCCAATTCGCTGGCAGAAGCCAGCATGGGATTCACTAATACCCAGTCGAAGCGAGCGTAACAGCGGAACCGGGTGCGAGTCTGCATCTGGCATTTGTCGACCTGTAAGGCCGCAAAACCAGTAGTAAGCGCAGGCTCACTGTACGAGGTGACAAGCTGATCGTCTTTCGCACTACACGTTGCAGTGTACCGATCTTGGAAACGGGAATCCCGCTCCATCAGCTCGGTGACTGCACCGTGGACGTCCGACAACATTGGCTTCCACCCGTACTGCGCTTCAAGCCAAAGGCTATGCGCTTTGCCGTCAACTGTGTTGTACTTGCGTTTCAGGATCCTTTTGGCCTGACGCTGCAAGCGCTCCACATTTTTAATATTGACGGCCTTTGCCAGACCTTTGACATTGAACTTCCGTGCTGCCTCCAGCCCTTGTAGGATACGCCCAGCGGTCAACGCCAGGTGCTCCGCAGTAGCTGTACGTTCACCAAACGCCACAGCAAGGTTTACATTTTGCTGTTTAAGTTTTCTGAACGCGCGTTGTTCCGTCCGGACCGCAAGATCCGGAGGGAACGCAGGCAACGTCAAGGCATAACCGGCAGGAGCGGATCCACTAACCGGACCGACATACGTCATTGCACGGGGTTTACCCGGCTCGAGAATCGACTCATAGTCCACGCGTAGCGATACGCGAGGCTTCAGAGTCTGACCCTCAATGATAAGTCGGTTGTAATTGGTTGGTGGGCGCCATTTCCCAGGCTGCGTTTTCGACACGACGGACTTATTATCAGTCCGACCCGCACAGATTACGTTTCCTGAGTCAGTGAAGGGGACAATTGGTGTTGCATAATTGTCGGTTTGACCCTTCCACGGCGCACTATAATTAGTAGTGCCCATTC